ACATGAATTGGTCAATCTTTCAATCGCTGATCGCTACAAAAAAACATTGTCACTATAAAAAACCAACAAGATCGATCACGAAAGTGGTCGGTCTTTTTTTTTAATATAAAAAGAAAAAGATGCAAGATCCTACACACACAAAAGAAAAGAACACGTTTGTTCGAAATACATGCAAACGAATGAAAAAATGGGGGTGCAAAATTGTTGAAGTTTACGTTTCGCTATTCACTGGCGACATCATCATCACCTTCATTCACGATCGCATTGTATATGATATTTTTGCACACGACATCAAAGACACGATTGAAGAAACACTTCAATTCAACAAATCACAATCAACACCTAAAAAACACTAACAACATGAAAAATTTTATCTGTAAAATCAAAAACTTGTTTCGTCCACAATTTGAAGTGGTTGACACAATTATTCTTTCAACTGGACTAATTTGCACACACACACTGGATCATTGCAGTGGTGTGATCACAATCGATGTTCAAAAGAATGAATTGCTATGAACCAGATCCAGAAAAGACAATTCGTCTATAAAAACCAGAAAAAAGTTCCATCACGATTCGGTGGTTCAATGTATTATCTTTTTTTCAATGATGGTGAAAGATCTTTCAGAACGTGTGTGGACACCACATTCAGAAACTTTCACAAATGGGAACGACTGATCAAGAATGCGAAAAAAGGTGACATCGTTCTGGGACTTGTTGTGAAATCAAAGGGACTGATCGATGCTGATTCAAATCCACGATGGGGTGGAAACATATTCGCAAACGCTTAAAAAAAAACATGAAAAAGTTTCATGTAATGAAAAAAATGTTTATTTTTACCAACACTTAAAAAACAAACTAAAATGGCAAACAAAACAAAAACAAATCGTGAACGTCTGAAAGAATTATATGTTCACTACAACTTGAATGATGAAGACATTTTCAAACACAAAACATTTCACTATGTTATGATCACAAAATCTGGAATCGAAAAGATCATGGCACAAGATCAAATCAATGTTGAATTCAAACCAGAAAAAATCTTTGAAGATCAAGATGGAAACTGCAAGGGTTGCATTGTGAAAGCATGGACAACAAAAAATGATGTGAAAATTGAAACTTTCGGAACTGCAACAAAAGGAAATTGTCAATCAAACTACTACATGGAAATGGCTGAAAAACGTGCAAAAGCAAGATGTGTTTTGCAGTTGACTGAATTTTCAAGTTTGGGTGTCTTTTCTGATGTTGAAGTTGATGAATGGAATCGAAATCACAAATCAAATCAATAGGATGAACGAACAAATCTATCTTGGTGGTGAATATCAGATCGTTTCTTCGGACATGTATTTCTTTGAAAAATACACCGCTGCACTTCCGAAGTTTGTTCTGGAAAACACCGCAGAAGAAGTTCTGGGACACGACTGGAAAAATAAAGACTACAAAGATGCAAAAGATGTGATCCACAATTTCATCACAAGAATGAAGAAAAAAGATCTGGATCTGGATTCTATCAATGAACCGGTTCTTTTCGGATTCGTTATTGACAAAGGTTCAATTCATCGGTTTCCGGAATTGGTTCTTTTGCGTGAAATCATATTCAATCATTCACTTGCAGAATTTGATCAACTTAAAAAAACAAACAAAATCAAAATCAAATCTTTAACTAATTAAAAAAAAATCATGGTTATATTTTACATTTTTTTAACAATTTTATTCTGGGCGGTCACATTGTATATTGCATATATTGGTGGCATGGCAAAGGGTTTTCAAAATCTTATGGATAACAATCCAGACTTCAAATTCGGAAAACTTGATGCCGCAGTCTATTCAAATGTTGCTGGTAAAAAATTGAAAGACATCAATCCGGTTGCAGAAATGATTGCTGATTCAAGAATTCAAGAATTCAAAGATCGACAAAAGATTGAAAACAGAAAAGCAATACAAAAAAAAGCATTGAAAAAAATCAAAAAATCACGTGGCAAAAAATAAAAAAGACACAAGTTTCATTGACGAATGGTTTGATGACATTGAAGATCCAGTGGTTTCAAATTTCAATTTGATCGGAATGCTGGAATCATTCATTCATGGTTCAATTTTCGATGGAAATGAAAAAGATGAACTGATGGAAAAAATCAACACACTTCGAGAATCACAAGTCGGTGAATTCATCGAACACTTGAAAAACCATCGCACGTTTCGTGATCCACGTGATCAATTTCAAGATATGCACGAACGTGGTGTCTTTAAGTAATAACACAAAAAAGAAGAAAAATGGCAAACAAATCGAAAAAAAACGACAAAAATGACAACGAATTCACAAAAACATTGCGTTTTCATGGAATTTCAAAACGAATGCTGGGACAAGAAATGAATCTTTCACAACCGACAATCAAGTCCTATTGTGAAAATCCACAAAAATTCCGTCTGGATCAGTTGCGAAAAATAGGAATGATGACGGAAATGAATTTGAACGAACTTGATAGTTTGATCAATGAAGAATAAAATCAGAAAACGAAAAAATATGATCAACTACAATGACATGAATGATGAACAAAAACAAAATGTGGTTGACTATATCAACCGGATCGGTGTTTCTATTCGTCAAGCGTCTATTGATCTGAACATGACAACTGCAACAATCAACAAGATCTACACTGAAAAGTTTGGAAAAAAAGAACGTGAAATTTCCAAAATGAAAGAAGATCTGAAAAAAAATATGTCATGACTTTCATTGCATTCATATTGTCTTTCATTGCTGGTCTGGTGCTGGGTGTCTATGCAATGACACAACATGATCATCGCTACTGGTTGAAAGAACGATCACAAATGGTCAATGAAATTGAAAAATTGAAACACGAAAAAAAATGCTGGGTTGACAAGTGGAAAAACAAATACACTGATGACGATCCGGAAAACCTTAATTCATAAATAAAACAACAAAAATCATGGAAGAAAAAACATTCATCAACGGACTATTCATTCGAGAAAAAGAATTTGACAATGGTGGTTCGATCATCAAGATCGACATCAACGTGGACACACTTCACGATCAACTGGCTGCACTAAAAAACGACAAAGGGTTTGTCAGTATAGAATTGAAAAAAAGACGTGAAAAAGCGGAAAACGGAATTTCACACTATGCTGAATTGAACACGTTTGTTCCAAAATCAAAAGAACAAAGTTCTGGATCTGGATTTCAAACTGGCGATGATGTGCCATTTTAGTGTTCATAAAAAAACAAAAAATCATTTCATCAAATGAAAAAAATGTTTACTTTTGAGCATATAAAAAAAACGAAAACCTAAAAAATCAAATCATGGAAAACAAAAAACAAAAGGATCGGAACTTTCTGGGTGTCTGGATTCCGAAAGATGTCTATTTGAACAAATCACTTTCGTGGCTGGAAAAAATTCTACTGGTTGAAATCGAATCACTTGACAATGAACATGGTTGCTTTGCATCAAACGACTATTTTGCCGACTTTCTGGATGTTACAAAAACCACAATTTCATCAGCAATTTCAAAGTTGAAAAAACTGGGGTTTGTGGAACAAGTTTCTTTTGATGGACGCAGAAGGGTTTTGAAAATTTGTGAATCAGCATACAAGAAAACCGAAATGCAGCCGAAGTCAGAAGTTGAAACCAGCATCAATCAAAACTTGGAACATAATAATACAATAAATAAAACAGATATAAATTCAACTAAAAAAATAAAAAATAAAACAAAAAGTTTTTTGAATTTAGAAGTGAAAGATCAAAAGAAAATTCATGACATACAAAACGGATCAGTTTGCATTGAAGTGGATGAATTGAAAAACAATCAAATGTGGCTGGAATCAACTGCACGACATTTGAAAGTTTCAATGTTCTGGATCAATACACTTTTGAAAGAATTCATTTCAGAACAAAAATTGAAAGATGATGCATTCAAATCTTTACGTGAAACAAAATCACATTTTTTGAATTGGTCAAAAATACAAGTTGCCAAAAATAGAAAAACAGATGATCGCTGGGGACGTGTTGATCCATCACACACAAAAACAATCAAACCAAAAGAAGAAGTGACAAAAGAAATTTCGGAAGAAGAAAAAAAGAAGATCCACAATGATTTCATCAAATCAAATTTGATTGATCCGTTCAAACTATATGTTGAAACAAACAACTTCACAAGGATTCGTGACTTCGGATCACTGGTTTCAAATGAATTGAAAAAACATGGGTTGTTGTTTGAAGACAAAAGTGAAATTGCAAAATTTGAAAAACAAGTTCAACCAAAAACAGAAAACAAAAAGAAATTGAACAACGGAAGGATCGGATCAATGATGCCAAAAAACAGATCATCAAATCTGGTGAAAGATTATATTTTGAAAAGATCTTTTGAAGTGATGAAAGAAAACAAAGTGGATCTTGAAAAAATTGTTTTGCGATGAAAAACCGACAAGACGAATTGAAAATTCAAATTGCAGTGGTCAACTGGATCAAATCAAATTTTCCAGAAATCAGATATTGTGCAAGTGCTGGTGGAATGCGAACATCACTTTCAGTTGCAAAAAAAATGAAAGCGTCTGGCTATGTCAAAGGATTTCCAGATCTTTTTCTGTATCATCCAACAATGACAAAAAATGGTCTTGCTATTGAATTGAAAACAAAGACTGGTCGTCCATCAGTAGAACAAAAACAATGGCTTGAAGATCTGAATGCACGTGGCTATCATGCAGCGATCACCAGAAGTTTTGAAGAAACAATCGAATTGATCA